GGGTTGGTCCTTCCCCTTTGCCTCGGGCGCGCTGTGGAGGCACTGAGGAGCAATTGCGCGTGATTGTGGATTATGGTGGCAACGGCTTCCGACGGCGTCTCTCGTACTTGCCATGAGCCGACCACTTCACCGCTGTAGTTGTAAATTAGGGTCTGCTCTCCTTGGGTCAGCGTCTCGTGCCGCCGGTCGTAATCATGGCTACTCTTGAGGTACTGCACGACATCGGCAAAGTCCGTATCCTTCCGAAGTTCAATCGTCAGTGTGAATTGCATGGGGATGGACTCCTTTTAGTGCGTGCGATACCACCGGTAAGCGGCTTTCGGTTGGTGTTGCGGTTTTAGCGAAACTCGACGCTTTCAGGGTGTACCAGAACTGTCTGCGTAGGCTGCTTCTGCCCAAGTCCGCTGAATACGGTTCTCTAGACTTATTTCGATCTTGATTTCCATAAGCCATTGAAACTCCCAAGGAAATTCGTACACTGGCCTCTCTCCTCTCTTTCTCAGGTGCATGTTATGCACTTAGGCTGCTACGTGCGAGCTGCGAACCGGGGCACGAAGCAGTCTTCCATCTTCAGCGTCTGGCGGTTGAAGTGCTTGTAGATGCCTCCAATATCGTGCGAGAAGTTGAAGTCATCGGCTTCCAGCAACTCCTGCCAGCGCAACGGACACACTTTGTTGGCGTAGTGCAGGTCCATCAGCATCTCCGACTTTGAGACGCGCACGCCGAACCGCTTGAACATTGCAACCGCGCGGTCAGCTATCTGTGATTGAAGCTCCATATCTTCCTTGTTTGCCATCTCTCATTCCCTCCCTATCTGGACTCGTCAGTGAGCGATTCACGCTCAGACGGGATTGCTCCCGTTTCGTCCTATCAAGCCTGTAATGCGCGTAGCAGTTCGTCGCCAGACATGTTTGCGACTTCGGGGGAGATTGGACCGTCCAATTCTTCCAAGTCTTCGATGATGCGACGGGAGACGATTACCAAGCGGTCGGCGTCTTTCTTGGGTGTCGCGGGAGACGCTAACCATTGATCGGCGGCACCCAAAGCCTCTTTGAGCGCATACCGCATGTCGCCAGCATTAACGGGATCAATCGCAATGTTCGTAATCGGCAGGTTCGCCACAAAGACTTTGCAGTCTATCGAAAGCTTCGCGTATCGAATCGTGCAATTCATCTCTACTCCCTCCCTATCCACTACAACAGACTGCGTTTACGGCAGTTCAGCGGCAAAGTCCTCTTCCGAATAGCCGTGCTCGTCTGCATAACCCTTCCAACGTGCCAGAAACATGCTCAAGGCCTTGTCGTAATCCATTGGGCAGCATTCCAGTTCGTTGGCGATGCTGAAGTCTACGGCCTGTTCGATAGTGAATTCTGGTGCCATGGTCACGACATTACGCTCATCTTCAATGGATGTCAAGAACTAAATATAACTCCCTTGAACTATTCTCACTTGACGCATGTTGTATCCTTCACTCGATATGCCAGCTGGTCGCCCAAGCGATTACCATCCTGAATTCGTCAAACAAGCCGCAAAACTCGCGCTCCTCGGTGCGACTGACATTCAAATCGCTGATTTCTTTGGTGTTAGCGAACGAACGCTCAACACATGGAAACATAAGCATCCTGAATTTCTTCAGTCCTTAAAAGTTGCGAAAGACGAAGCCGACACAAACGTTGTTCGTTCTCTTTACCGCAAAGCTTTGGGCTACGAGTTCGATTCAGTGAAGATCTTCTGCAACAAAGACGGGGAGATTACGCAAGTTCCCTTTCGCGAGATCGTTCCCCCGTCCGATGTTGCCTGCATCTTCTGGTTGAAGAATCGCAAACCGTCTGAGTGGCGCGATAAGCAGGATGTAGAGCATTCTGTTGGAGTTGTACTCAAGACTTCTATTCCAATTCCCGATGACAAGCCGTGACCGAGGGTTTCGAGCGTGCGTTGCCTGAGCTGGACTTGGACGCGGGATACAAACCCTATCCAATGCAACACAACTTCCACGCATCCAAGGCACGTTACCGCTTTCTTGGTGGAGCTGCCGGCCCTGGCAAAACCACCGCGATGCTGATGGAGAACTTAGTCACCGTCAACCGGTTCAATGCGACAGACGCCAAGCAAGTTCAAACGTTATTCCTCCGCCGCACGCAGCCGATGCTCGAAAACACTCTCATCACACGCTTTCGAGAGAAAATTGATCCATCACTCTACAAGAAATTCACCGAGAAACCATTCGAGGTGCAATGGCTCAACGGCGCTCTGACCCGTTTCGGCTCCTGCCAGTACGAGCACGACATCTTCTCTTGGCAGGGACAGTGGAAAGATGTCTACTACGACGAAGTGTGCGAGTTCACCTGGAAGCAGTGGAACGGTATCGCGCCATGGAATCGGTGTCCGGTGAGTCAGAACGCGCGCCGTCTCGGTGCGGGCAATCCTGTCGGTGTGGGCACCATCTGGGCGCGTCCAACGTTCGTCGAACATCGCCCCTGCGACGAGATGGATTCGAACCAGCGGGCGCAATACCGTGCTGAGGACTATGCCTACTTCCCCTGCACCTATCTCGACAACCCCATCTACGCGAACGACCCCAACTTCATCGCGGGACTGCGCTCCCTCCCCGAGGCGCTCCGCAAAGCCCTCATGGAAGGATCATGGGATGTCACCGGTGGATACTTCGTCGGCGCGTTCGACCGCGCGTTGAATGTCATCCCCAATGAGCAATGGAACCCCTCGCCATGGCATCGACGCTGGATCTCCGGCGATTGGGGCTTCGAGCACTACACGGCGCTCTATCAGCACTACATGGATGACGAGGGTGTGATTCGCACGGGGAAAGAGATGATGATCCAGCACCACTCCCCCGAGATGCTGGCGGAACGCATCATCAACTGGTTGTTGGATGACAAGGGCAACTTTCCGAAGATCGAGGACTTCCCGTTTTCTCACGACGCCTTCGCGTCCAACGCCACCAAGAGTTACGGCGCGGAGATCAACAGTGTGGCAACGCGCATCGGGCGGATTCTCACCCCTTACGGCCTCCCGCATCCGTCCAACTCAGGCCGCGACAAGCTCGGTCGCGAGCAGACAATGTATGACCTCTTACGCGCGCGCAAGTGGCTCATCTCCGAAGACTGCCCCAAGCTCATCAATTGCCTGATCTCCGCCCCTCGGGACGAGGACAAGCCGGAGTTGATCGCGGAATTCAGCGGTGATGATCCCCTGCAAGGCGCGGGGTATGGTGTATATACGATGGTAGGCAAGCCGGGAAAGAAGCCGCTGGAGCAGATTGAGCGGGAAGAGTTGCAGCGGACGAAAGACCCAATGGAGCGCCATTTCATGATGATGCGGAATACGGAGCGGAGGCAGAAGGCGAGTCAGCCGTTGCAATGGTGGGAACAATGACCCTCACAGACCGCATTCGCGACTTCCTCGGGATCAACATCCTCATCCGGCAGCAGGCGCAATTGCAATCGGAGATGGTGACCAAGCGGACGCTGGCCGCATTTGAACTCGCCGCCCGGGAGCGCCATTCCGAGCTGATGGACCTTTTGCACAAATTGGAACTGATGCTGGTGATCGAAGCGCCCAAGCGCAAACCCACCGTCACAAACGGGGCCATGTATAGTCTTGAGGAAGATCAATCCACAAAGCTGGCGGAGATGCTGGCGAATCCACCGAAGGAGTCCTGAAATGGCATTCAATTACCCGATAGGCGGCGGTGGAGCGCCGAAGAAGAAGGCTCCAATGGCCGCCGCCCCGCAGGCAATGGGAGCGGCTGAAGACGGCGCGATGCCCGAGGAAGATGGAAACGCGGTCGCAGCGGAACACGGCCCGGCGGTCGAAGTCCATCACCAGCACGACCACGAGATGGGCGTTCATCACGTGCATTCCGTCCACGGCGACGGGCACGAGCATCACTCGCAGCATGGGTCTGCGGATGAGGCGATTGAGCACCATAAGAAGCTGGTTGGCGGAGGGGAGCATCACGAAGCGGAACACGATGAAGAAGAGCCTTGGGGCTCAGAGGAGGAGTAAATGGCAGTTAATTACGGAAGCAAAGAGCCAGTGAACCTTCAAGAGGCCGTCCGCGACCTCAACGCGCGCCTGCAAGCGCTGAACACGCAGGTCAATCCGCCCAAAGCGCCCGTTGCTCCTGCGCCGAAACCGCCCGTTCCTCCAGCACCCCCGAAGCCCTAATGCCTTACAAATCCCTCGCGCAGGAGCGGTACTTCAACGCCAATCGAGGGAAGCTCGAGGCGCAGGGCGTTGACGTGGATGAGTGGAATTCCGCCAGCAAAGGAAAGGCGCTGCCGATGAAAACCGAGCATGTGGACTTG